AATTTGTCTTTCGATGTACCCGAATTCGATGAAACCATATTTGAGGAATTATTTGATAATGACAACAGCACTTCTAATAGTGACTTAAAAGATACAGACCTGGTAGATATGTCAAACGAGGACATTCCAATAACAGACAATAACAACAGTAGTAGCACAATAAGAAGCAACTCCACTTGTTCTAGTAGAACTTCACATACCTCAAGCGAGAGAGAAGATGAAGAAGAAGAAGGAGTAGAGGAAATAGAAAAAGATAAGGAAAAAGAAAAAGAAAAAGAAAAAGAAAAAGATAAGGAAAAAGAAAAAGAAGAAGAAGAAGAAGAACGACAAGATAATGAGGAAGAAGATGAAGATAATAGTTCTTCTTCGTGTAGCGAGGAGGAAGAAGAGATTCTAAAGGCGACCATCAAGAGTTTCCCTGTGCAAGTAATTGCCATGGAGTTTTGCGAAGATACTTTTGATAACCTCATTTTAAGTGACGATTTAACGGATGAACAATGGTACTCTGCCTTAATGCAAATTGTGATGATACTAATCACTTATCAAAAGTGTTTTTCTTTTACTCACAATGATTTGCATACGAATAATGTGATGTACAACAAAACGGATAAGAAATTCCTGTACTACTGTTATCAAAAAAAATACTACAAGGTGCCCACATTTGGTAGAATCTTCAAAATCATTGACTTCGGCAGAAGTATTTACAAGTTCGACGGCAAACTATTTTGCAGTGACAGTTTTCAGGAAGGCGGCGATGCAGCGAGTCAATACAACACTGAACCCTACATGAATGACAAGAAACCAAGATTAGAACCGAATTACAGTTTCGATTTGTGCAGACTCGCTTGCTCTATTTTTGATTATGTGGTTGAAGATATGGAAGAAATCAAGAACTTGAAAAATTGCAAGGACCCAATCCAACGTTTAATTGTTGAGTGGTGTCTAGATGACAAGGGCGTTAATTTGCTTTACAAAAATAACGGGACAGACAGATATCCTGACTTTAAATTGTACAAAATGATTGCTAGATGTGTTCACAATCACACACCGCAAGCTCAGCTACTTCGTCCAGAATTCAAATCGTTTGAGTTGAAAACAGTTCCGTCCACAGACGATATAATTGACATTGACAAACTTCCAGTCTACATCTAATTTACACCTTTTTAATTTATAAATAATAGTTTAATTTTTATACGTTTGTATTAAAATTTAAAAACACTGCAATAATATTAGTACACTAAAAGAAGCTCACTCACTTAATTAAAAAAATAACAAATGGAATCTCTTTCTTTTCCTTCTCCTTCTCTCTCCCTTTCTTCTTCGAAAGGAGGACTGATTATACATCAATCAATAAAAGAAAAGTTAAATTACTTTCAATCAACTCACAAAATTCCAAACATCATATTCCACGGACCATCTGGTAGTGGTAAGCGCACGATAGTAAACGACTTCATTCACAATATTTATCATAATGATAAAGAAAAGATAAAGTCCCTTGTAATGTACGTGAACTGTGCGCACGGGAAAGGTATCAAATTTATTCGCGATGAGTTGAAATTTTTTGCTAAGACACATATAAACTCTAATGGAGGAGATGTTTTTAAAAGTATTATTCTCTTAAACGCAGACAAGCTCACCATGGACGCTCAGTCTGCCCTGAGAAGATGCATTGAGTTGTTCAGCCACAACACCAGATTTTTCATTATTGTGGAGGACAAATACAAATTACTGAAACCTATATTGTCTCGCTTCTGCGAAATTTATATATCTGAGCCCAAACACGATGGCAATATCATCAACTTATACAAATATAATTTAAACGAGACGTTCAAAATGAAAGAACTAAAAACTACTCGACAAGAATGGTTAAAAAAAGAGATAAGTAAGGAAAAATTAACAACGTCGTCTCAATTAATTCTTCTCTCTACTAAATTGTACGAGAAAGGCTACACAGGCATAGATTTATTCAAACTAATAGAAACTCCTAAGTTCATGGACTCTGCTACCTTGACAACAGAGAGAAAATATGAGTTTCTCATTGCTTTTAACCGAGTAAGGAAAGAATTTAGAAATGAGAAATTATTAATACTTTTTATTTTGAATTTTGTTTATATGGACTCCACGTTGTCTTTAGAAAATATTTCATTCATGTGATTTATAAAATGGTATAAGTTTAAAAAAATAAAATTTTAAACTCAATAATTAATATGGATGATTTTAACATTAGTACGTTACATGAGTCGCGTAACGAGTGGTGTGCGAGACTTGTTACTATTCTAACACCTTTGATAATTGACGGGTACAAAGCAATTTTAGAAGATGCTGTGAAAATTTGTAAGCAAAACAATGAGTACGACAAATATTTAATGACATTCCAAAACTTCATCTCCAGAGTACCCAAATGGAATAGCACAATCATAGAGGCAGAGAGAAAACGCATATTAGAAAAGTCTAGGTGTGCATATTTGGAAGATTTAGTCACATGTGTACATATAATTCAGTTGAAAATCCTGACCGCTATGCGAGTTGGACAGAAGCAAAAGAAAATTGATATCACTGTGCCTAAGCTAGACGAATTTATCCACAAGGCGTATATCAATGTCGCCAGGAAAGTGTATAAAAATACTTACTTATTCGAATTGAAAATCCCTCCATTACAAATTCAAAAGCACAATCGAGAACTTGAAATCATCGTACAAGAGTGCTTACTGAATACTCTACGAGAAAGTATTCCAGTGGAAGCCATCTTAAAAGCCTACATGGACGAGACAACTGAAGAAGACTTCATTGAAGAAATAAAAGAGAAGGTTATTGAAGAAAAGAAAGTAGTTGTTCCTCCTGCTCCAGCAACAATAACACCAGCAACTTCTGCAGAAACAACGGCAGAAACAACAGCCACAACCAGCAAATTAAGCTTCAGTGACCTTGACTATGTCAAAGATATTGACAACAATGTGGCGTCTGTTAGTGCACCCAAAAGTATTGAACGTTTAGAAGAAATCAGTAAAGAGAGATACAATCAAAGAAGACTTGACAATGACGAGGATGACGATGACGATAACTTGAAGTTAAATATCAGTGATAGTCCAGTATCCCTTGACAAACTGGATATTCAAGTTTTCGATGAGCCCAACACAGACCTCTTTCCAGAGCTTAAACTTGACGACGTGGAAATCTTAGATGACTCTGCCTTCTAAAGAGAGAAATGAAATAAAAATTTGCGTAGAATAATAAATAAGAATCTTCTTTATTATTTTAAAATGGACAGTATCTTCATCATTGCTGCGGTTGTTTCCTTTGTGTTTCTTATTTTTAAATTTATTGAGATGAGATTTATTGAGAAAGACAGCAAGCCATTAAAGTTGCTTATCAAGGACTCATTGTTCGTGTACTTCAGCGTCCTTCTTGGTTCTTTTATTTTAGACCAGATTAAACCTTTGCGAATTAGTGATGAAATTCGTTCTCCTCAGGTTTTTACCGGAAATCCCGAGTTTTAAAATAACTAACGACCAGTCCAGACCTTAATTAAGGTTTGATGATTAAAATTATTATTTTTCATATCCAGCTCGTACGCATCATAAGTGTATTTGAATGACTGCTTATGGTCAAAAATATTTCCTAAAATGGACCTGAATTTTAGTAATTGATTCGTATTTTCTGTATAAAACAATACACCAAATATTCTCTCTAAACATATTCTGTCTGCTCTGGTCTTGACGACTTGCACCAAAGAACTTATTTTGTATTTGCTCTCCAAGAGAGACAAGAATGATAGACTAATGAAACATTGCACACCAAAGCATCCAAACCATTTTAAGTAATTTAATCCTAAGATATCATTATGATGATTCAATTTTTGTTGTACAATTTCTTTATTACTCAAGAGTCTTGTCATTTGTAAGGACTTGTTAATACTGACGCTATCTGCATTGAAATGCCACAAAGGTACCACATTTATCCCCATGAGCTTCTCAAACTGAATACGCTTGTGAAAGAAGACACTGTCGTGGATGATTACTGCGTGCTCAAAGTATTTGAATTTCAAAAGATAATAAAATGGCAAGAGCTCTCCCCTACCATGAAACTCTGTCTGCACCACTTCGACATTTTGATATTTAAAATCGGCCTTGACAAATTCTTTTTTGCTGTTATCGTCTATGATGACAATTTTTTTAAAAGGGTACAGAGTTCGAATGCACTTGACACATTGATTCCAATATTTATTTGTTTTCAGCGAGTTGACATGTCTCGTGATAATGAAACCGAAATTGCTCATAGGATTAAATTACTAAATTACTGAATTATTAAATTACTATATTATTATATTAAATAAAATAGTAAAAAACATATTGTTTTGTTTTTGTTGTTCTTAAACTGATGTTGTTAAACTGTGTGTGTAAGGGTTTGAACGAAAAGCATCTAAAATACTGGGCTCAATACGCTCACAACCAGCACACTCATTGTAGTACTGTGGCACACTTATCTTACCATAAATCTCCTTGGAAGGAGGTAACGCCACCACTGAGACTGGCGCATTCACTCTATAATTGTATCTGTCTGAGTCCTGTCTAGAAATATTAACATTCATTTGCTGGTTAAATACTTGCGTTCCACCTTGATTCGGTCTATTCTTTATCGTTGCAGATTTGATGTCGTTATTGTGTTGCATATAAGCTGCCTCGTAACTCATGTCTCCATAACCAGTCGCCGCCCCACCAGATGTTCCAATATAACTGCATGAGGACGTTTCTCTCTGGGTAGGCTCTCCGGGACTTGCGTTATTCACATACATACCTTCCTTCTGGTTATTGATATTGAAGTTAGGTGAATAGAGTGTTGTCTCTTTCACAGTGGTTGCAGTCGTGTCATTTGGATTCAACACATATCCTTGTGGTACCGAGGAACCAACTTCTCCATAAATTCGAACATTATTAATTGACTCTTCCTTTCTGGACGGTCTCAATATGTCCATAATCGGGGCAATTACTGCTCCAATGGCTCCGCTGAATCCACTTCTTAACGTATCCGGTTGTTTAATGGTTGACCTGTGGTTCGCATAATTGGTATGACTTCGCAAGTAGTTCTCTCCATCCGTGATAGGTCCTCTGCCTCTTGCGCTGGAGTGGGGTACATCGCAAGTCACTGTTTCCTTTCGTTTACTTGGCTCAAATGCGGTGGGGGCCTGACCTTTCTGTCTATCCAGGTTTCCTGCTGGACCCATGTAGTTATTTAGTACATCATTGCGCCGAATCACACCCATTTCTTCAATCGGTCTTAGACGTTCTGCTTTCTCTCCTCCAGTAGTGGTGAGCCACCTATCTTGCGTATTAATAAAGAAAGTATCTGGTGTTTGCTTCTCTACTCTTCCTATCATACCTCGTTCCTTAATAAAGGAGTTCGCAGGACCTTCGTGATTTATCAATTCGTATTCCAGCTTCGGGTTCGTATTTACACGCAACTCATCCACCGTCTTTGGCAACCAGGAATCTCTTGACTCCATTCCAGAGTTGAATCCACCACTTCCTTGCGTGGTGAACCCTTGGTTCAAGCCAGGACCAACACGCTCTGTGTCAAAAGGTTTGACATTATTATTTCGCATTCCTGGGTTCACACGGGATTGAAAAAAGTCACTTTGATTGGGCGCACCATAAGCCCACTGCACGTTATCCTCGGGTTTAAATAATGGGGCTTGTTCTATTTTCTTTATCACTTGCGAGCCACTGCCGTTCATGTTATCCAAAACTGTCTCTGCAATATTCATGTCATATGTGTATCCTTTGATTTTTCCACCGTTAAATGGGACCATGTTATTATGCTTAAATTGTGCAGAATCTAAATAATTCCCGCTCATGGAATAGATTTGTTGCGGGTTTTGGCCCACAGACTTCCCTTGATTCACTCTGTTTTCGTAAGCATTTTGATTAAAGTACTTGTCAGTGGCTGCATTTGGATTTGGATATTCTTGTACAGTGTCTACCAACTGATTTATATTAGAAACAGGAAAATTTTGAGGTGGGATATTGGTGTTTGGTAAGTAGTTTGTTTGTTTTCCCATGCTCGTGAAATTCTCTTTTTTTCTTGTTGAAACAAAAGAGTCCTTGTTGTTAGAAGATGACTGATTTGATATAACATACATTCCACCTAATGCGATTAAAGGTATAGCTAATTCCATATTTTTATATATATATAAATTAATATATTAAGTATTATACTTTTTTTTAGTTTAAAAGCGTAAAGTTTAAATATATTAATTTTTTTTCTTTTTTTTTCTTATTTTTTCCTTATATTTTCTTCTTAAATAGAGCCACAAGAATTACTCTTGGCGCATGTGGTACTTATTACTTGCTTGGAGTGATTTGCAAAGTTCATTGTGGGTAATCTGTCGTTTGCCTCATTGATTGTGCAGACCCTCTTTGGAGTAAAATAATCCTTCTCTAGAACTCTTGTATTCAAGTTATTCAAAAAAGGCATACAAGTGTTCTCCTGAGGGTTCAAAGGAGGATAATACCAGTCCACTTGCTCTTTATCTCTGTACCACCAAGCGGGATTGGTCACCCTGGATTGACCTGTCGTTAGTTTCGATGAACTTGGGTACTGAATGGCTTCATTTGGCACATTGTAACTCTTATAATTGTCTTTTCCTAAACAATCTCTACTTAAGTCTCGATTGACCCCTCTTAAGTCACTTTCTAAATTGATGGTGTTGGTCCTTAAATTCGCTCCCCACTTTTGTATCCGGATGAAAGGGTCCTCCATGAAAGCAGGTGCGGAACCATTCCCTGGTACGTTCATAATCCATCTGCCAGGGTCAGTTGATTGCTGAAGTTGTTTTTCTATTCTTGCTTGGTCGTCATGAAATCTGGTAAAGGCCATTTTTATATATATATACTTTTTTATTTCATTTATAAAAAATAAGTATTACAAAAAGCTCCTACTTGTAAAGATTGAAATCCATAAATATGGTCCCGAACCTTTTATTGAGACGTCGTCTTTATTTGGTTCAATATTATTAATTTCCAATCTTTTTCCATGAAACAGTAAAAGTGTTATTTACAATTTCTCCACTGTTTAATACATTTATTTTTCCATTATAACTATCATATAAAGATTCTTCACTTGCTTGTTCATTTCCACATGGAGCACATACAAATTTGAAATTTGGTGCTAACCTTGCTACATTTTTAATATTAGATATATCTTGTTTATCATTAATTTTACCAAACATATACACATATATAAATATATTATTTATTGACAATTATTTTAGAATAATTACTGCTTATGGATTTTCAAAATAACACGGAACATACACTATTTCATTTGGATTACCGTTAACAGCAGTCATATCAGCATTTACTGCTAAAAATACAAAACCTCTGCAAGTTATGGGTAAATGATTTAATTGATTGCTGGTCCCGCGCCAATCACCACCCGGTAAATATGAATAACGTCCTGTTATTGGAATACCGATGTCAAAATTAGATGTTCCACCTGGAAATGACATTGTATCAGTATATAATTGTGGAGCGTTTGCTGATGGCGGAGCATTTAATTCCGCTCCAGTGCCTTGTGCTCCTGCAACAGAGATTGCTCCTGTTGCTCCTTGTGCTCCTGTTGCACCTTGTGCTCCTGTGACTCCTTGTGCTCCTGTTGCACCTTGAGCTCCTGTGACTCCTTGTGCTCCTGTTGCTCCTTGAGCTCCTGTTGCTCCTTGAGCTCCTGTGTCTCCTTGAGCTCCAGTTGCTCCTTGTGCTCCTGTTGCGCCTTGATGACCAGTTGCTCCTTGTGCTCCTGTTGCTCCTTGAGCTCCTGTTGCTCCTTGAGCTCCTGTTGCTCCTTGAGCTCCTGTGTCTCCTTGTGCTCCTGTTGCTCCTTGAGCTCCTGTTGCTCCTTGTAAACCAGCTCCTGTTGCTCCTTGAGCTCCAGTGTCTCCTTGTGCTCCTGTTGCTCCTTGAGCTCCTGTTGCACCTTGAGCTCCTGTGTCTCCTTGAGCTCCAGTTGCTCCTTGTGCTCCTGTTGCGCCTTGATGACCAGTTGCTCCTTGTGCTCCTGTTGCTCCTTGTAAACCAGCTCCTGTTGCTCCTTGAGCTCCAGTGTCTCCTTGAGCTCCTGTTGCGCCTTGTACTCCTGTAGCACCTTGTAAACCAGCTCCTGTTGCACCTTGAGCTCCTGTTGCACCTTGAGCTCCTGTTGCTCCTTGTGCTCCCGTTGCTCCTTGTGCTCCTGTGTCACCTTGTGCTCCTGTGTCACCTTGAGCTCCTGTTGCACCCTGTGCTCCTGTTGCTCCTTGAGCTCCTGTGTCTCCTTTTGCTCCTTGAGCTCCTGTTACTCCTTGTGCTCCCGTTGCACCTTGTGCTCCTGTTGCTCCTGTTGCACCTTGATGACCAGTTGCTCCTTGTGCTCCTTGTGCTCCTGTTGCTCCTTGTGCTCCTGTTGCACCTTGATGACCAGTTGCTCCTGTTGCTCCTTGTGCTCCTGTTGCTCCTTGTGCTCCTGTTACTCCTTGTGCTCCTGTGACTCCTTGTAAACCAGCTCCTGTTGCACCTTGTGCTCCTGTTGCGCCTTGTGCTCCTGTGACTCCTTGTAAACCAGCTCCTGTTGCTCCTTGTGCTCCTGTTGCTCCTTGTGCTCCTGTTGCACCTGCTCCTCCAGTTCCTGGTGGTCCTTGAAAGCCTCTGCAACCGATTCCGGTAGCTCCTTGTGGTCCTGTTGCTCCTGTTACACCCTGAAATCCAGTAGGGCCTATACCTCCTTGTGAACCATTAGAGCCCGGTGGTCCTTGTGGTCCTAAACCTTTCAACGTACAACATCTGTTCGCGCCAAGATATTGAGAATACGACGACATGCTTATATATATATATAAAATATAATATAGGTATTTTTCAAAAGTATATTATATTTTTTTTAAGAAGAAGGAAGCGGTGAAAGACAGAGTTTAATCTCTCCCAGACTTGCAACATTGTACTTGACAACTAGAGGTAAATCGTTTTCTAAATAGACTTCAATTTGAGAGCATAAGTTCGTACACTTAATAAAGTACCCTAAGTTCTTAAGAGAAAATTCGCCTTGAATGACCTTGGATGAATCTTGTTTCAAGACAAACCCCATGCTGCCATCACTTTCCGTGCGATGTATCTCAGCAGAGGCAAACTGTCCAGAGCATTTGAAAATAAGTTCATTCCCCACTGACTTGATTTCCAGTTTATCCGATATGCAAGACAAGTCGCGAATGATTTTTTGAAAGTCACCAGAGGGCAAATTGATAATCGAGGAGAATTTGACATCAGGGTATTCGAGCTCTTCAGGCTCAGGTTCAATGAGTCTCAACTTCTGTGTCTTGCATTGCTTAATCTCTCCGTTCTCGAATTTTAATGCCAAGTGAGAGACAATTCCATCCACGTAGTCTGCGTTCTCAATGTAAATGGTCAACGTGTCATCGTTATCAATGGAATTAATAAGCTTAAACAAATGAAACATGTTCACCCCGATAATAATTTTTTCTTTTTTGCACTCGTAAAACTCAAAATTTTGTGCTGCCAAGTACAAATGAGCTAAAATAGTGTGGGACTTGTCCATGTTAATAATTCGAATGCCATCTGGTTGAAAACTGATGTTGGTCTCTAAGAGAATATCCTTAAGAGCCGTCATTAACGTCCTAAATGGGGCAATTTGTACAGTTTTAATGGTTAAAACATTGCCGTCTGTTGTCTGATTATGAATTTGAGAAGTTTTTGAAGACATAATAAATTATATTTTTTAATTATATATTTTTACAATCTTTAAATACTTATGGGTTTAATAGAATAAAAATTAATATTATTCTAACGCGCGTACTTTTTTTTGTCTTCTTTTTACAGAAAGAAAAAAAAGTATTCTGTCCCATGACACTTAAGTGTATGATGTATACTAATAACTGAAAAAAAGGCACTACGCAGAGAAACAATTTAAAGATTTTTCATGTATATTGAAAAAAGAATACATGATAACTCCTACACCTACTACATCCTCTTCCTCTTCTGCTTCTGCTTCTGCTTCTGCATTCAAAGATAAATGTCTTCAGTCCATCGAGCAATTGTTTCTAAAGTATGAGAATGATAATTATATGACACAGAGAATACATAGTCATGTGTTAACTTACTTACCTAACACACTAGAAAATGAGCTGAAAAACCATGAGAAACGAGTGAATCGTAACATGTTTCTAACGAATGAACAACAAATATTTATTCAAGTTTTCTTGAGTAAAAATCAGTTTTATTACCTGCCAAATAACAATTACTTCTACGAGTACGATGGCAATGAATACACTATTGTTAAGGAAGACGATGTCATTCATAAATTACTGTCAAGTATCTCGAAAGACAGAACTTTACTCGATTGGAAGCACAAGACTAAATTCAATGTCATCAAACAAATCAAAGAGAGAAGCATACTAAACAGTATGCCAGAGACGGAAACAATTCAAAACGTTTTAAACGTACTTTATCCTCATGTTTTCACTACCAAAAACGAGGCCAAATACTTCTTGACAATATTAGGGGACAATATTCTAAGAAAAAATGCAAATCTTATTTTTCTAGTCAGTCCTAAAGTGAAAGCCATCTTAGCCGAAATAGATGTTATATCTCACATCACTATTGGGTTTACCAATACAACGAACAACTTTGTAACAAAGTATCACGAAAATTATGCATTCGAGAATTGTAGATTGTTAAAAATAAACGAGAATTTCTCCATTGAAGTGTGGAAAGAAATCTTGAAAAAGAGTGGGCTAAACTTAGTTTGCGTGGCGGCACACTACTCCAATCGGTATGAGAACTCAGACAACTACCTAGACACCAAAGCCGACGAGGAATTAAAAAATTATTCGTACTACTTGAAAAACACGAACCAACTAGAAGTTGTTACTGAGTTCACAAGTAAGTGTTTTCAAGTAGTCAGCACAGAAGGAGAGAACAAAATCGAATGGAAGAATATTCATTTTATTTGGAAACAGTTTCTCTCTAAGTTATCTCTTCCAAGTATGATTTATTCAAACACTTTGAAAACTATGCTTAAAGACATTTATTCTTATGATGAGTCCACCGACTCTTTCTTAAACATTGCTAGTAAGTATCTAAAAATCGAAAGTGATTTTATTAAATTCTGGGATGCAACGATTTCAAAATCGCCTGTTTCTAGTGAGGAACTTGAACTGGATGAGATTTGCATGTTATTCAAGTACTGGGTGAAAAACGAGAAAGACAACGAGTCTTCCAGTATCTTAAGTGGTGGCAACATTAGTGAGGAGTATGTACTGAAAGTTATTAAGCATTTCTTCCCTGATGTCAATGTGGTCGAGGAAAAATTCATATTGAATATTTCTTGCAGTATGTGGGATAAAGTAAAAGACATCAAAAAATCATTTACGTACATCAAAGATGAGTTAATCACACAAACGAATTACTCTGCTCTTATTTCGTTTGATGAGGCGTACAATTATTATTTCAAATTTTGCAATTCCAAGTCATACAAATTTATCATCAGCAAGAAGTATTTCGAAAAATATTTGTACAGCCATCTAACTGAACACATTGTTTACGAGAAATTTATTGAAACTGAATTCTTCGTCTTTAAGCTAATAAGCTAATAAACAAATATTAAATAAATAATATATTTTATACCGTGTAATAAAAGATATTATGTTTTTAATTTCCCATGCCAGCACGGAACTGGACGTCATTTCCTCCAGTTGACACACCCTGTCCATCATAGCTTGAGGGGCTCAATGCATACATTCCTCCTCGCATTCTTCGGCTTCGCTTTCCCTTGCTGCCCTTCTTACCAAGCAAAACAAATCCAAACTTGCCCTTCTTTGTTCCATACCCGGCTTTCACTAAGCGATTCTCTCTCTTTGCGCTAGAGTGTTTCGCCTTGGAAACAATGCGACCACTCTTGTTCTGGAGCAAATCACCTTTTGTAAGACCACCCGAAGTCTTGTAAGCAGTACCATGCCAAACTTGGGCACGAGTGCCAATTAGGATTTCAAAATTGCCTCTTACTTTCTTCGAAACACGCGTCATTATATTATATAATTTATAAGAGAAAATATATTTTTTTCTGCTAAATTAAATTTTTATTTAGAATCGATTTCTAGGTGGGGCTCCGCTCCCTCCAGGTTGACCTTCGGTCCTTCCTAAGTAATTCATAATGACTGGTTGTCCAAGATAATAATTGCCAAATTGAACGCTTCCGCCAACCGTATTATTAATCACCTGGGAAATTCGTTGAGCTCTAGATGTGTTCGAGGACGGGGACTGCGATGTGAATTTCTTGTATTCTTCCACGAAGCAATTGCAAACGACATCTTGTTGTGTCTTAGCATTGTAATTTATCAGTTTCCTTGTCCCAATCGCTTTCTTACCAGGCGTAAAGTGCTTGTATGAGTACATTTCTCTTATAATAAGTATTTAAAAAATATTTTTATAAATAAGTTATCATCTCTCCCAAATAGGCGTTTTGAGACAGTATATGAAAAGAACTTGAATAAAATAAAATTGAAAATAATTTAAACATTTGAGAACAAGTTACATATACTCCAAAGAAAACTAAAACTTAAAAAATGAACACGATTGTTGATTCTTCTACTTCTTCTGCTGCTGCTGCTGCGTTGGACACGGAACTGTCCAACAAATATCAGCAAAAAACAGACAAAGCTCATATTCTGGACAATCCGGATACCTACATTGGTTCCGTCGAGCAAGTGGATGACGTGCAGTGGATTTTAAGTCCTGATGGAACTAGGATTGTTCAAAAGGTCATCAAATACATTCCGGGACTCTTTAAGCTATTTGATGAAGGAATTGTGAATTGTCGCGACCATGTGATTCGCATGTTATCTGCCGCTAATGGAACCCCTGTCACCAATATTGACATCACAATTGAAGCGGATGGAACAATTGTCATGATGAATGATGGTAATGGAATTGATGTCGCCGAGCACCCAGAGTACAAGATTTGGATTCCAGAACTCATTTTCGGCCATCTAAGAACGTCTACCAATTACGACAAGGCAGAGAAAAAAATTGTTGGAGGCAAAAACGGATTTGGTTTTAAGCTCGTGCTAATTTGGTCTACCTATGGTTCCGTTGAAACAGTTGACCATGTCAGGGGGCTCAGATACCGTCAAGAGTTTAAAAGCAACTTGGACGAGATTTGCAAACCCTCTGTCACTAAAAGCAAACTGAAGCCGTACACGAAAATCACCTTTAAGCCGGATTATGCTCGACTTGGGATTGATGGATTGAGTGAGGACACTCTCTCCTTGTTGAGGAAACGCGTTTATGATGTGGCCGCGGTCACAGATAAGAGTATTAAAGTTAAATATAATTCACACTTAATTCCAGTGAAGTGCTTCCAGCAGTACATTGACTTGTACATTGGTGACAAAGCAACTGCCCCTAGGGTTCACGAAGAAGACGGCGAACGCTGGGAATTCGCGGCGGCTCTCTCTCCCACCGGAGAATTTCTTCAAGTTTCCTTCGTAAACGGAATACACACTGCCAAGGGTGGCAAACACGTCGAGTACATCTTGTCGCAAATCACTAGGAAGTTGATTGATTACATTGAGAAGAAAAAGAAAGTGAGAGTGAATCCCAACAGCATCAAGGAACAGCTTATCTTGTTCTTGAGATGTGACATTGAGAATCCTGCGTTCGACAGTCAAACAAAGGACTACATGAACACTCCTTCCTTGAAATTTGGTTCGAAATGCGAGGTCAGTGAAAAATTCATTGAAAAATTAGCGAAAATGGGAGTCATGGATGCTGCATGTGCAATCACCGAAGTGAAAGAAAGCAAAGTCGCCAAGAAAACAGATGGTGTAAAGTCGAAAAGTATTCGAGGTATTCCTAAGTTGACTGATGCGAATTGGGCTGGAACCGATAAGTCGGCTCAGTGTGTTATCATCTTCTGTGAGGGGGACTCGGCCAAAGCCGGAATTATTTCAGGACTTTCCTCAGACGACCGTAATACAATTGGAGTGTACCCAATGAAAGGCAAGATTCTAAACGTTCGCGGCGAAAGTAAGATGAAAATCGCGGAGAACAAAGAAATCACCGAAATCAAGAAAATTCTTGGTCTCGAGACTGGCAAACAGTACGAGAACATGGAAGAAGTTTGTAAATGTTTACGTTACGGGAAAGTCTTATTCATGACTGACCAGGATTTAGATGGCAGTCACATAAAAGGTCTTGGCATTAATTTGTTTCAAACGGAGTGGTCATCTCTCACAGAAATCACTGGATTCATTGGTTTCATGAACACTCCTATCTTGAAAGCAAACAAAGGAGCAACCACGTTAATGTTTTACAATGACGGCGAGTATGAAGAATGGAAAAAATCGAATGACTTGAGAGGATGGAAAATTAAGTACTACAAAGGGTTAGGTACCAGTACCGGAAAAGAGTTTCGTGAGTACTTTGAGCAGAAGAAAATTGTCGGTTTCGAACATAATGGCGAGCAGAGTAATAACGCCATCGATATGGTCTTTAACAAAAAACGTGCAGATGACAGAAAGGTATGGCTAGAAGATTACAACAGAGAATCTTACCTAGACACCAACAAGCCTAGCGTCACTTATGATGAATTTATTCACAGAGAGTTAATCCACTTCTCAAAGTACGATTGCGATAGAAGTATTCCTAACTTGATGGATGGATTGAAAACAAGTTTACGAAAGATTCTCTTCGCTGCGTTCAAGAAAAACTTGACGAGTGAAATCAAAGTCGCTCAATTCACAGGGTACGTGTCTGAGCATTCTTGTTATCATCACGGGGAGGCCAGCTTGAACGGGGCAATTGTTGGTATGGCACAGAACTTTGTTGGCTCAAACAATATTAACTTGCTCGTACCTTCTGGACAATTCGGCACGAGATTGCAAGGAGGCAGTGACAGTGCCTCTGAGAGATACATTTTCACTATGCTGACACCGATTACTCGAACTTTGTTTCCTGCCGCAGACGACAATATATTGTCTTACTTGAGTGATGACGGTACGCCCGTGGAACCAGTCTTCTATGCACCTATTATTCCTATGGTGCTTGTTAATGGTAGCAAAGGCATTGGGACTGGGTTCAGTACTGACATCATCAGCTACAATCCTCTGGACATCATTAATTACTTGAGAGAGAAACTCATGATGTCTGGTGTAAGTAGCGTGACATTCCTTCCTTACTATGAAGGGTTTAAAGGCACTATCGAGAAAATTAGTGATGGCAAGTTCTTAATTAAAGGTCGATATGAAAAAGTCGGCCCAGACAAAATTCGTGTTACGGAGCTTCCTGTTGGTTATTGGACTGAAAGTTTCAAAGAGCACCTTGAAAATTTAATTGACCCCGGGATGGACAAGACCGGCAAGAAAATCCCCCCGACTGTCAGGGACTACGATGACATGAGCAAGGATACAACAGTGGACTTCACCATTACTTTACAAAAGGGCAAGATGGAAGAACTGGAAGCAATGCTATTTGACCATAATTGCAACGGAATCGATAAGGTATTCAAACTATGTACTACCAATTCCAGCAGCAATATGCACTTGTTTAACGCACAAGACAAATTGAAAAAATACGCGTCAGTGGAGGAAATTATTGATGATTATTTTGTGACGAGATTGCAAATGTATCAGTCCAGAAAGGACTTCATGATACAGTCTCTGCAGAAAGACCTTGTACTCTTGTCTAACAGAGCCAAGTACATTCAAGAAAACTTGGAAGGAACCATTGACTTGAGAAAAAGAAAGAGAGAAGAAGTGACAACTCTACTTGAGAAGAAAGGATACGATGTCATGGACAATGATATTGATTTCAAGTACCTTACCAAGATGCCTATGGATTCAGTTACAAGCGAAAATGTGGAAAAGATATTTAGAGAACATGGATTGAAGCAGCAGGAGTTAGAGACAGTGAAAGCGACAACTGCGAATCAAATGTGGGTTCAAGAGCTGAACAACCTTGCTGCTGCCTATTCCGGATACAAAGAGGATAGACAAAGACTCATGAGCGGCGTGGAAGAAGTCAAGAAAAAGAAAAGTGTTTCTTCAAGTAGTAGTAGTACTACAACAAAGAAGAAAATGAAGACGATGTCATTATTAGATGAGGATAAATAGATTTTTAAGTTTTAGATATTTAAGTTTTTAGCCAATAAAAGAATATATAAAAAATTAATAAAAATATTTTTTTTCTTTAAACCTTTTACCATTTCAAACGCTGATTATGTATAACAAAATAATTTAAAAATAACAATATAATATCATTAATGAAGCAAAAATATTATATTGGCGAATTAGAATTTAAAACCAAAAAAGAGTGTGAAAATTACACAAGAAATATAATTAATAATTTAGGGTGTTGTATAATAAATAAAGACCATACACATTTTAGTTTTTTTGATAATTTAATTCAAAATCATCCAGAATGTGATGATAAAAAGGGTATTGGTATAGATTATTTTTATATTCAACCTAATCCCTTAGTTAGAAAATATTATCAAACGATGATAAAAAGATTAGATGGAAGCGAAATAGATTTTAGTTGGGTTTATTGTTGTCAATTTAAAGAACGAACTACGAGTGATGATTTGTTAAGGGCGATGAGAGAAGCAATTAAATATGATACAATTAAATATAAACAAAAACAAAGTAAATTAATTTGTAATTTTTGTAAAACCGAAAATGAACTTTATGAAAATTACCACGTAGACCATCACAATCCATCATTTCAAACATTAAAGGATAAATTTTTACAATTAACAAAAAAACAAATACCATTATCATTTGGGGATTGTAAAATATATAAATTAACTATTTTTAAAGACGAAGATGAAGATTTTAAAAATGATTGGGTTGATTATCATAATAAAAATTGTAATTTTCAAATATTGTGTAGAGATTGTAATTTAAGAAAGAAGAAAACTTAATCGGCGTTTGAAATGTTAAAAGGTGTAAAAATAATTATTATTTAAAGAATTTATAATAATAATAATATCATATGACATCAGCAGCACGAGCCTTTTTTTGGGGGGCTGGATTATGTTTTGCAATAGAAGAAAAAAAATATTCTCATTTACCTTTTGTCTTTTTTTGCCCTGTGGTATATGGTGGATATAGTTTATTCCAAAATCGCCATATTTTTATGTCTGAAAAAAGAACTTTGAATAATTAATACAAAAAAAATATTCATATACTTTATAAAAATGCCAAGACAAAAGAAGTCCGCCAAGCCAAAAAGACACTGTGTAAAGAATCAAAAAACAAGACGATGCATTAGAAGTGTTGATGCTAATGAAACCAGTGCTATGTGCAAATTCTCAAACAGAACTCAAAGATGTAAAACCGTGCAAAATAAAGAATACGTTGTATACAATTCCTATAAAGTGATTCGAACGGTACCTGGTTACTTGAATAAGAATATTGTACACCAACCTCTAGACAAATTGCGCTCAAAAGCCGAGAAACATCCAGACTTTGAGGACACTGCAGAAGTTTTATTTACTGTTAGAAGCGGCAGGACGGAAGCTGACACGAAACATGCAATTTTAAATGAATTATTAGAATTGGCCGAGAATGCCGCGAGAGAAAGGGAAGATAGCGATGTTATTACAATGAAGTCTATTCGGTATGCGATTAAAGAGGACAACGCTTTTGCGTTCTTGCGAAAGTAAAGTATAAATAATAAATAATAAACCCGAAATATTATTTCTAAAATACGTTTCTTATTTTTATTTTTATTTTTAAATAGGGGTAGCTACTACTAGTGGGTAAAATGGCACATAATTCACAATTTCCTGTGCAATATTAGAATTTGCCATTCTCTTGCTCTTGAACTCTTGGTACCTCTTTTCTTTCTCTTCTTTCTTGAGTCTCTCCTCAAACTCTTTTCTCTCTCTTTCTCTGGCCACTGCTCGTCTTTCCTCAGCGAAATGACTTGACAAAGCGATTAACTCCACAAACTTCTTACGAGCTAATTCATCATTTCTCTTGAGCTTCAAGAGAGAAGCCAGTTTGAAATCAAGAATAATAACGCGACCGTTTTGCTTGTGGAGTTTCTTTGTCACAATGTATTGCTCAATTTCTCGCAAGGCCTCTTTGAGAAGCATCTTTGAGCCAGAAGGCTTTCCAAGGAACAAAGCGAGCTCGTCGCTCACTCGATATCGAAGTATTTTTGCGTCGGCTTCCAGACGTTTTTTTGCTTCTTCTTCGGCTTCTTTTTTTCTCTCTTCTTTTTTTCTCTCTTCTTTTTGTCTCTCCTTTTCTTTTTCTTTTGTTTTTTCTTCCTCTAGTCTTTTTTCCAGACCAGGAAGCTCAGTTTTAACTTTTCTTCTAAGAGCATCTCTGTCTCCGGGAGAAATCTGTCCAAAAGTAGTCATTTGGATTGTGTAGTTGCTTTGCGGGCAACCGTTGTGGTTTAAATTACTCATGGAAAGCGAGCCGAAGTAATTACGAGTTTGAAGTCTCTCTGTTACATCGTAGTACCTTCCTACTTCTTCGTCGGTTGCCATTGCATTTTGGTAGGTCGCATTTGGATACTGATAGGGAAACATTTTTTCTTCTTTATCTAGAGTTTTAATTTTAAGTTTTTAAATTAATTAATACATACGACTTTTTCTTCTTGAAAAATCAATTTTAAAAATATAATATAATCATTTAAACATTTATGATTATATTAATTTAACAAACGATGAAACAGCACATTAATAATTATATTGAAGATGGTACTGACATCATTACCGTTGGCAAGAGAGAAGAAGCAGTGACCGGAAAGGTAAACAAGCATCATTGCTTCTTTACTCAAGATGAAGATTTAGAAGATGACACTGATAATGATGTCATCTTTTATAATTTTGCTCTCTCGAACGGAGTGGAACTTTTCCAGAGGAGAGATAATGTTTTTTACACAGCAATCACACTTGACAGTGTAAGAAAAACTTTTAACAAAAATAAAGTCTCGTTCGTGACCATAAATGATATACAATCGCCTCTAAAAGTGTTGCAAGGTAGCCAGCTATTTTTAGGGGAGCATAAACCAACCTTATTTATCCAAATTAGCGAAAAAGAACTTAAAGAAACTCAACGGTTTTTAAATCGTCTCAATTATGTCCTCCTTGAGAGAGTGGGGAATTCAAATTATTTATTTTATTACATGTGATGAAAAAAATCTAGAACCATGGCTTCAATACTAGTTCTCGGTCCGTGTTATCCGCCATAACAGGGTGTGCGATAGGTACAACCAGAGTGCTCGCGTCATCAATATACTTCAAATATCCTTGTGCCTCACCATAAACTTGCTGAATACAAAAATTCAACACCATTTGATTCAACTCGTGAATTTGAGCAGTTATATTTCTTGGCTGATTCGATGCGTTTTGAAGAAAAACGCTTCGCATGACAATTTTTAATGAATCGCAATCTTGAGGAGCGATGACGTATTGACCATTGGACTTGTGATAAACTCCTGCTCGTATGCCATTTTGAATGATTTGAATATTTGCTTGAGAGAAAAAGGCATTCGATAATGTTGACTCATCCCACAATCCTTCAGTAGGATTCCTAAACGTAGTGCACTGATGTGCTGGTATTTTGTCGTACATTTGAAATAATTTTGAAGTGCTTGGTGATTTAATATCCACTCTTCCGTTAGTTGTTGTGGGATTCATTTATTTATATTACTCACATAGAAAAATTATATATATTTATTTTATATACAAATGGAAGGATTTCAAAAAATTGTTTTAACAATAGCAGTGATAGTTTTAGTTTTATCATTAGTTTTCATGGGAATTGTACTTAGTACAGCGAAAGCGAATGAAGACTGGCCTCCCATTGTTCCCGATTGTCCCGACTGGTGGATTCTTGATGGCTCTGGAAACAAGTCTACTTGTGTTAATGTCAAAGATTTAGGAACTTGTACCAGCAAAACAGACAATCAGCATCAAAGAATGAATTTTAATTTGCCAGCATTTACTGGTTCGGGTGGTAGTAGCAGTGAATGCGCTAAATACAATTGGGCGAGAAAGTGTAACGTTACTTGGGATGGTATCACATATGGGGTGGAGAATCCTTGTTCCTCTTCTTAGTTATATATGACACTATGTTAACATTCTCTTTTTCACCCAGTTTTCCACGTACATAATACATATTTTTAATGCAAAGGACTTGCATTCGATGAAATATATATTATTAGACAAATGACTTAAATAATATTGCTTTAAAGAGCACCATGACAGTAGTAGCATCTATGTTTTTTTTGCTTTCCTTGCTTTCCTTGCTTTTTGATTTTTATTAAATAGTGTTTAAATAAAAATATGTTAATATTTCTTCGTCTTTTTATAACAGTCTTTACAAAAACGATTTGTTTTGTACTTCTCGTCTATATCAAATGATTCTTTGCATTCTTCACATGTTTTTAAAATCATCCTCTTGGAAGTTTTTCCCAATTTAAAACAGGGAACACAGTGTGTCTTCCACTTGTACTCTTCTTTCACATTGAAATTGTCCCCACAATAGTCACAATATTTTGTGATTTGTTTATATATGAAATTGAACTCGCATTTGTAGCACCTCACTGCAGGATGAATTACCTTCACGCTACAACTTAAACAGTCAACGACTTCCTTGTCACAGTCGTTGCAGTAGAGGTCTTGTGATTCTTTGTGACATATGAAGTGATTATCACAAGTGTACATTGAACATTTTGTCAGCTTCTCAAATTCCCCACACTTCTTGCACAAATTGTTTTCAAAAAAAAATACGTTGTGTTCACATCCAGCACATTCTTTTGCTTGAACTTGTTTAAGTAATTTAAAAACACTCTCTCGAACATGCTTTTGGTTCCTCGTAGAGCATTTACCACAAATTCTATTAATAGAGCAAAAAATATCATTGTTTATGAATGGCTTGAAACACAAAACACATACCAAGGCACCATTTTTTATCATCATTAATTCTTCTTTGAGTTTCAAGATGTTCTCAACCTCTATCTTTTTTTCTTCTCTTCGTTTTACTTTGTCTATTTTCTTCTGCTCTTCTTCTTCTTTTTGTTTCATTTTTTCTTCTTTTTTTTTATTTCGTTCATTTTCAAAATGTCCTTCAGGAAGTCCCTCTTTTCTTTCTCTCTCTTTTTCCTTGAGTAATTTTATTTTTTTTTCAGTGGAAACGTATTTAGGGTCGTCCTTTTTGATAATACAATGTTTATTATTGCAAACGCTACCGACGTTAATATTAATTTTTGTGAACCTATTCGCGAAAACATGAATATACAATAACGGCTCGTTACAAATACAAGTAGTTGTAACGAGATCTCCAAATTTAGCTCCTTTGTCCTCGAAGTCGCTTGAGTGTTCTGTTGAACCCCACAATGAGAGCTGCTGAAAAGAAACGAAATCTTTAATCATGCGTGCTGGATACGTGAGTAACAGAATGAAAACCAGGTTGTCGGCTTGGGATGGCTTAAGATTTAGGAATTTCTCAAGACGATTGTGGTAAAAATCATATTTTGTCAAGTTTGTTAATCCCATGATGTGTTTGTCATCTTGAGCAATTACAATTTGGTTCAGTACAAAAGCTCTAAAATGTTCACTCAGTACGAGATTTGTTCGTACTTTGTTGTTGGTCTCACTTGTTAACATGCTGTATTTTTGTTTACTACTTTAGTATATTGATTTGCATTTAAGTTAATTCTTTATAATTTGTAAACGAATAAAATTAGATATAACAGAAAAAACATAAAAATATTAAAAGTTTAAATAAAATAATAAATAAATGGATTTATTGCATCTCATGCCAAGAGAGATTATAGATTTAATCAAGCAGTACATGCCACTTCAATACACATTGCTTCTCAGCAAGACATATTATTTGAATTTTCGTTCGCGAATAAGGAGTTTAATCTTGCCCACCAATTTCGAGAGCTACATTCGTGCAACAGCGATTCGTGACCATTCATTTGTGTTTGATAAAATTTTAAGAGAGAACTACGAGAGGTGGCTTCAAATGAAGAATTACATGTACAAAAACAAAACCTACAATAATTATATTATTTTCATGAAAGCTTTCTGCATGGAGAATGATTCCTTCAAGTGTTACGAAGCCATAAACTGTTTATTCATAGAACTTGGATTGGGTAAAAATCTACATAAAAAGAATATCAGTAGAAGTATAATATATCATCATCATTAACAAAATGGAATCACTCGATTACAATAAAATTCTAAACAGGGAGGAAAAGGCTTTAAGTATCAAAGAAACATTAAAAAACTTTGAACTAAATAAGAATAATTTATTATTTAAAAGAGGTATTTATGTGTATGGTGACCCAGGGACTGGGAAAACGACTTTCGTCACGAATATCTTGAAAGAAATGGATTATGACATCATCAAGTACGATGCCGGGGATATTCGCAATAAATCCATCATCGATAATATCACAAAGCATAACATGTCGGACAAGAATATCATGAGTTTATTCAACAATAAAGTTAGGAAAATCGCAATTATAATGGACGAGATTGACGGCATGAACAATGGAGACAAAGGAGGCATCAACACATTAATAAAGTTGATACGCCCCAAGAAAACAAAAAAACAAAAACTGGAAGAAGTCACAATGAATCCAATTATTTGTATCGGAAACTATCACATCGACAAGAAAATCAAAGAGCTAATGAAAGTATGTAACACAGTTGAACTTAAGATTCCTACCCCTGCACAAATAGCAACCATTGTTAAGTATTTGATTCCAACCGTGGAAGAAACGATTAAGAATAAGATTATCAGTTATGTACAAGGTGACATTCGAAAGCTAAATAACATTTACAGTATTTATGTGAATAAAAATGACATTTTTAAAAGCAGCATGATTGAACACATATTCCAACTAAAATCGTATAATGATGACACAAAAAAAATAACCAATAAATTAATTAATAACTGCTACTCCATTGACGACCATGCAACCATCATGAACGAAACAGATAGGACGATTGTTGGATTACTGTGGCACGAGAATATTATTGATGTTTTACCTAAGATGGACAAATCCGTTTCTATTCCCTTTTACATCCAGCAGCTCGATAACATGTGCTTCGCGGATTATATTGACAGAATCACCTTTCAAAAACAAATATGGCAGTTCAATGAGATGAGTTCCTTGCTCAAAACATTTAAAAATAATAAGTTATACCATACGCACTTCAAGAAGAAAATGAAATATAATCCGGCGGAAGTGCGGTTTACCAAGGTGTTAACTAAGTATTCCACTGAATATAATAATTCATTGTTTATCCAAAATCTTTGTCAGCAATTAGGTATGGATAGAAAGGACCTGTTCTCTTTTTTTCTTGAATTAAGAAGTAAGTATGATGACAATGAGATGTTCATGTTGTTTGAGAATTACGAGATTACCAAACTAGATATTAATCGCATTTATCGATATCTTGACAAGTACACAAAAGAAGACGCAGCGGATGATGATGTAGTGAACGAAGAAGATAGTACAACGGAATAATAAGTAAGAAAATTTAAATTATAAACTAATATGTTTTCATATGGAACATATTAATAATCGTAATACTAATTATACGAAGAAAAAAGAAAAAGACGCATTGGATGAGGCCAAATTAGTAAGGAATCAAATATTTAAGAAAATATATAAAAACTACAAGACAATTCCTCACTTACCGACAAGCGAAGAGGAAGCAAATGACAACATCACAGATTTAGTGACAATTCAAGAAATTATTCATAGAATCATAGTTCGTCGCAATAATTCTTTTTTAGAAAGTAAGTGAGTGTTTTACTTTGATTTGTTGCTTCTTGCCAATTTTTCTAACCTCTTTCTATTCTTCTCTCTCCATAGGAGCTTCATTTCCTCGTCAACAATGGTGTATTGATGTTTCTCAAAGTGCTCAGGAGAATTATAGAACAAAGTAATGGGACCACTTGGAAACTCACCTGTCGCCACCGCAACTTTATAGAACAAGTCCTCATTCAATGAGCCAACGACATAGCTTGATAGTTCTCCTGTTTCTGCATTTCGAATGCACGTGAAACCAGTCTGTCCAGAAGAGTAAACCCCGATTTGTACTCCACCTCTGAACATTTTGTGATAGTACTTCGATTTACGCTTAAATTTGCCTAGTGTGTTTAATGTACTCAAGTCATTATTAATTTCGTTTGATTCATTCAAATCGTGGTACTCCATGTCTTACTTAAAAGGTTCTGTATATTTTTGTGATTATACTTTTTTAAATGGACATCTCTTTAAATGTTAAAAAACCTTAAATGTTAAAAAAAAACAAGTTAATTCTTTTTCTCGTTTTTCGCCTTTTCCAGTTGATTCTTAATTAGTAACGAGATTTTGTCTTCTAGATATTTTACCTTATCCTTCAACAGCTTGTTCTCCATTAGTACTTCATGTAAGACTAGTGACATCTCATTTACCCTGTTGTCATTAGTGAAGTGCCTAATATTTTCTTGATAATCGGCTTGTTTTCTTTGATGCTCAGTTATCATACTTTCTCTCATCGTCTTGATATCATTCAGTTGTTTCTCTACGTCAGGCTTGAAGCATGGACGTCCTGGGTCATAAGATTTCAATAAAGGGTCAATGTCGACCATAAAAAATTGTTTTAGTTCTGCTTCCTTAATGAAATCATCTACTTTCTTGACTGAGACACCCATGAACTGATTTGGATTGTTCAGTAATTCTTTCTTATCAAATGAATTGTGGTCATGAGAGAAAACCAGAATCGATTTGGTTGTATCCAGTTGAACAAACGGAATTGTGTATCCTTTTAGAAATTCTCTCTCCTCGGCCACTGCAGCATTGTCATCGAACTTGGTCATCTTCAATAATTCCTTCCGGAAGGCAAAGGTTGCTGCAGTAGAGTGATTGGGACCATAAGGCCCAAACCGGTACATTTGATTGATGTGCTTGAAATAAACATGCATCTCGCTGGACCCTGCACACAAAGCCTTTGGATTCGTTCGTAACATTTCCACCGCGTGACTAACTCTTTCTGGAGGATAGTAGTCATCATCGTCCATGCTTACAATGATGTCACCTGTAGCTTTCTCATGTGCTAAGTTTCGCTTTCTTCCAAGCAACATTTTGTCGTCATATTTGAAATACTTGACTTGGGGAATATGGGCTACTAGGTCTTCTATTTTATCTGTACCGTCGTCGATAATTACCCATTCCATTTTATCTCGTGGGTACGTTTGATTCTCAAAGCACTTAATGATGTAAGGAATAAAAGGTCTTCTGTTGAAAGTTGGAGTACATATACTAACAAACGGTTTTCTCTTCGTCGACATGACTTCAATTTTTCTTTATATTTAAGAAATCATGAACTAAGCCTTATATTATTTTTCTTTATAATCAATTTTTATTGAACAAATTATTTTTTACGACCGATTTTCTTAATTTCACTCACGAGTTTTTTTGCGTTAGTAGTGCCTCCTCCACTAAGTAGAGATGACCAGAACCCTTTCTTGGCTGGTGCTTTTTTGGGGATTGCACACAGCTTAACAAACTGTTCATCCGTCACGATGGCGCTTAAATTCTGCGGGTTAATCGGTTCGTACAAATTAATTCCCACAATACCAAAGTAAATTAAAGCCACGGTGGCAATCGAAAATAACCCAGGTATTGTCCCAAGTATTCCAAATGCATTCAAGACCACGGACAATGTGATAATGACGGTGATAATGACCTTGTAGTACCGAAACACATCCTTCACGATATTAAGTGGACCGACATTTCTATTATTCATCGTCCCTTTCGTAGTCAATATGAAGAAGTTAATAAATATGATGACAAGACCAACTATACCGGAGAAACCTTGAAAAACGAGAAGAAAAACAAAAATCCAAAAGAACACAATCACTAAAAACCATGCAATGCACAACTCCTTTACACCTGAAGCGTCAACCCACACTGGTCCTCCGTCGTCAGTCTCATTACTGTTTTGCTTGAATAGCCATTTCATCTCTGTAAACCAAAGAATGATGGAGTAAATCACGCCAATTAACGCCACAAATGGGACCACAAACATGGAGGCAAAAGGTCCTCCCAATATGATGACAGGCTCTGGTATTTGGTTTACCATACCTAGAATCATGTTTATGACATTAAACATGAAAGCGACAAGCTTTTCAATAAAAGAAATCATATAATTACCGACATTGTTACTATTGGACTTCTCCTTGTAAGCTCTAAGCATATCTAAAAGTTGACTTTTTGAGTTATCTGCGGTGTACTTTATGGATATCTTCTCTGAGAACTCTGGGTCAAAAAAAGCAGATTTAAATATATTCATATCGCTTGACTTATTTTTGAATTCAGGAGCCTGGTTTGTGTAAGGAGCACAGTTCTCGTCAGTAGGTAATACATTTGATTGGGCGACTTTACAACTAAATAGTATTAAACCACCGATTGAAGAATATATCACCAGGAAGAGCACCATTCCTCCAATTGTCTTTAAAAAACTGCCTAATTTGCTGGAAGACGTTTCCGTGTCGTCAGTTGTTTCATCCTCTTTTTTTTTATCTATTTCTTCTGTGTCGCTCATATATTCATATAAGTATATAAAATTATTTTTATAATATTATATATTAAAATGTACCCAAATCAAAAGAGTAGTATTCTTGCTATTATATTTTCTCTCTTGCTTCTTTTTGTCATCTTCAAATGGATTGATTATTTAGTAGAAAATAATTATATAAATTACACAAGAAAAGAAGGTTTCTTACAGATGAAACAAGGTCCTGATACCAATCACAATGTGGATTTGCCCTTAACTACAACTTACAGCTGCAAGAACATGTGTGGGCCACCAAATCGTTGCTCGATAACAGGGCAGCAATGTTTCGCGGATATTGATTGTCCTGGTTGTGAACCTTACTCTCCCCCTTTACCTGAGGACAAATCGAAAAATATTGTTGGGGACAACGCGGCAGGTAAACTAACTTACAATGCGACCCCAAGATACTCGTCATTGACGACTGATATTGGTACTCAAGCAAGGCTAGTTACGAAAAACAAATACGAGAAACCAGTCTCTCCCAACTTTGGTGTGGATACTTGGACGTCCAAGTTTGATACTAGTAGAAAATTATTCGATGACAGATACAAGCCTGCAGGCCTGAGAGGCATGCCTTCTTATCCTGAGAGGTACTCCTTAAGTGGTGAGTTTATTGAAGAAGGCCCGATTTCATCAAATGCTTATTTAAGCTAACTCTATATAGCTTCTTTAAGTTGTTTGAATATATATTCTGGGACGCAAAAAAAATCCCAAAAGTCCGGGAGAGGTTTCCGATTTTGGACATTTATAAATGTCCATTTTCGGAAAGTGCCAGGGGACTTTTGAAGAACGGCGAGGGCCGAGACCATAATTTTTTCTTATGCTCTCATGCCGAAAAAAAAGTTAAAAAAAACGTGAGCATAATTTTTTTTTTTGTTTTAAAAAGTATTTAGGAATTATAATAAATGGCTATATAATGGCTACCAAAAAAAACGAGAAAAACGAGGACAATTTTAATTGTTTAATTTGTCATTACATATGCTCATATAAATGCGATTGGGACAGACATTTAATGACATCTAAACATAAAAAGGCTACCAATGCTGTCAAAAAAAACGAGAAAAACGAGTGTGAATTATTTAACTGCAATTGTGGAAACAGTTATAAACATAAGTCTAGTTATTATAAGCATAAGAAAAAATGTAAGCAAGAGGACGAAAAAGAAAAAGAAAAAGAAAAAGAAAAAGAAAAAGAAACAGAAAATGTTGTAAACAACCACAACATAACTCCAGATTTGATAATAGAAATTATTAAACAAAATCAAGAGTTTAAGGATTTATTATTAGAGCAAAATAAAACAATCATAGAGCTCTCCAAAAATAGTAACACAATTAACTCTCATAACAAAACATTTAACCTTCAAGTGTTTTTAAACGAAACCTGCAAGGATGCCATGAACATCATGGACTTCGTGGATTCCATTAAGTTTCAACTCAGCGATTTGGAAAGTGTTGGTGAGTTAGGTTATATTAATGGTCTCTCTAAAATAATCATTAAGAACCTAAAAGCATTGGATGAAAACATGAGACCTGTACATTGCAGCGATTTAAAGAGAGAGAAGATTTATGTTAAGGATGCAGACAAGTGGGAAAAAGAGGGAGCCGATAATAAGATTCTTAAGAATGCAATCAAGTACATCGCTCATAAGAATGTGAAGATGATTCCTGCGTTTAGAGAGAAATTTCCAGATTGCATTTATAGTGATTCAAGGAAGAGTGACCAGTACAACCGATTAATTATTGAAGCTATGGGAGGAGAAGGCAACGACGAAGATGGTAAGTCCAATAAAATAATAAGCAAAATTGCCAAGGAAATTTTAATTGAAAAATAGGGATGTGTTTCTTTCTTTAAGTTGTTTAAATATATATTCTGGGACGCAAAAAAAATCCCAAAAGTCCGGAACAGGTTTCCGATTTTGGACATTTATAAATGTCCATTTTCTGAAAGTGGAAGGGGACTTTTGAAAACTGCGGAGAGTGAGACCATAAAAAATTCTTATGGTCTCAAGCCAAAAAAAATGTGAAAAAAAACGTGAGCATAATTTTTTTTCTTTTTAAAAAAAAAGTATTTTGGAACTTTTTTTTGTTGCTGTTTTAGCAACATTTGTCAACAAATTTAGTTCCAACATTTTTCTTCTGTGAAAATTGTTACCTCAAATGCTCTCAAAATGACAAATTTAACAAACAGGTTTCAAACGATAACAAAATCAGCAACAAAAAAGTTCCAAAAAGTTCTGCTGCATTTATGAAGTACGCTTATAAAAATAAATTACCTGTTATTTAAAAAATATTCTGGGATGTGCTATTTTTGTAGAAGGGAGAAAACCATTTTTCTTTAAGTTGTTTGAATATATATTCTGGGACCTCTAGATTTTTGTCTCAGAAAGTAACACAAGTTTCCGTTTTTGGACATTTATAAATGTCCATTTTCAGAAAGTGCCAGGGGACTTTTGGAAAACAGCGAGGGCTGAGACCATAATTTTTTCTTATGCTCTCAACCAAAAAAAAAAGTAAAAAAAAACGTTAGCATAATTTTTTTTTTGAAATTTATTTTTGGTAAAAAAACGATTTAGGCATTTTTTTTGTTAGGATAATATACTAATGAATCCTAACAAAAAAAATGCCAAAAATGCCGAAGATTTTATTTGTTCAAATTGTGACTTCAAATGCTTTAAACTATCCAATTGGAACAAACATTTGCTCACACCTAAACATAAAATCCTAATGAATCCTAACGAAAAAAATGCAGACAAAAATTATCCATGCCATTGTGGAAAACAATATAAACACATGTCTTCCCTCTGTGCTCACCGAAAAACGTGTAAATTTAAAGAAGAAAACAAACAAGACAATATACTATTTACACCAGAACTGATACTTAACATTATTCAACAAAATCAAGAATTCAAAGACCTTCTACTTGAGCAAAATAAACAAAACTTTGAGTTACAAAAGCAAGTACTTGAAGTATCGAAGAATAATACTAATAATATTACAAACATTCACTCGATGAATAACTATAATAACAAGACATTTAATCTTCAGTTGTTTTTAAACGAGACTTGCAAGGATGCCATGAACATCATGGATTTCGTGGATTCCATCAAGTTTCAACTCAGCGACTTGGAAAGCATTGGTGAACTTGGTTATATTAATGGTCTCTCTAAAGTCATCATTCGCAATCTTAAAGCATTGGATGAGAACATGAGACCAGTACATTGCAGTGACCTTAAGAGAGAGAAGATTTATGTTAAAGATGCGGATAAGTGGGAAAAAGAAGGTCCAGATAATACGATACTCAAGAATGCAATAAAGTTTATTGCACACAAAAACGTCAAGATGATTCCCGCGTTTAGAGAGAAATATCCAGATTGCATTTACAGCGACTCTAGAAAAAGTGACCAGTACAATAAATTAATTATTGAAGCCATGGGAGGCGAAGGGAATGACGAAGACGGTAAGTCCAATAAGATAATCAAGAAAATTGCTAAGGAAATTTTAATTGAAAAATAGGGATGTGTTTCTTTAAGTTGTTTGAATATATATTCTGGGACCTCAAGATTTTTGTCTCAGAAAGTCACACAAGTTTCCAATTTTGGACATTTATAAATGTCTATTTTCTGTAAGTGGAAGGAAACTTTTCATGAGAGAGTGAGACCATAAAAAATTCTTATGGTCTCAAGTCAAAAAAAAAGTTTAAAAAACGTGACAGTTACCACGCAATTGAAAAGTGCGAAGGTGTAAAAAAGGAACTACACTACTTTCTTCTCCTTACTTTGGACTTTTTTCTGTATTTCTTATTTTTTCTTGTACGTTTTCCTCCTAGACGGCTGGATACTGGCGAAAAAGAGTCACTTATTACCTTGTTAGAAAAGGCAATCGCACTATCGATTTTCTCATCGACACCAGAACTCCTAGCAAGAGGTCCCACAACATTAGCAATCTTTTCCTTACCATAATGATACCCCTTAGCGAAGTAACACAATCCTTTCCATCCCCAGCTCGTTACAGTCGATTTTATTGGCACAAAGAACCCCTGTAAGCCCTTCAAAATCTCTTCGTGAACATATTTATTCTGTTCTGTGTGTGTGAAGGTCCTGAAATCTTCAGTTTGATAGTAAGCGTAAAGTAATTCGTAACATAACTTAATTCTCATGTCTGCAACTGAGTTGAGTACGACTCTTAAGAAATTATTATTATTCAAAAGTTGCAATGAAGACGCAGTTTGTTTCATGGAATGTGTCTTATATTCCTTATCAATTTCTTCTAAGAAAACGTCGTATCCGTTCGACATGATGTCCTCGAGAACTTTGTTCCCGTTTATTTCGTCTGCATTAGTGGTATCTGTATGAAGACCACTTAAGTTCTCTAAAGCAGTTTTTCTTTCTATCGCAATGTTCGCTCTGTCGGTTATTGAATCTGTATCTACACCGTATTTCTCCTTGAAGTCACAATTTATAATTATACAGATATATTCCAGTATGACTGATTCCTTATCTCTTGGTACGATAACTTGAGAACCACCAAATTTACTTCCTATGCGCCCATAAGTTGAGTTGTAATTTCTTCTTGAAGGAGTTGGCATCTTGTATCCTGATTCGCTCTGTATTATATCGCTTGTTGACACAAATGCTTTTTTGGTTTCTTCCTCTGGCATAGGTGGTGCCGTCGGCTCTTTTTGTTGAGGTTCTTCTAGAAGTCTTTTTGTTACTGCTTTTTTAATGAATTCGCACATATTAAATTTCTTCTCACTTTCTTCAATCACTCTTGATGTAACTTTTTCTAACAATATCACCGTATCCTTAATCATAGGAAATTTATCAGACACATATTTCAGCATCATTACAATCTCATCTTCAGTAACATCCAGGTAATTAACATAATCTAGGTTTTGACTTGCGTCTTCTAGAAACTTCTCGGGTACCATAGTTTCTTTGCATCTTACTCTACAGATAGACGTGTTTAAATCAACTATTAATTTTTTGTAATCTAAGAAAATTGACACGTACGTCTCATTTAGTTTATCTTGAATGGCGATGTCCTCTTTGTATAGTGTTTTCTCACTCACTAACAACTTCCATATGTCATCGTCTGCCTTGTACTTACTATTCACAAGCATGTAAGTGATGTCGCTAATTATATTTGACACATCCGCGGCGAGATTAATAACTTGTTCTGAGTCTTCATATTTTTCAATCATTTTATTAATAGATTCGGTGTTCCTATAAAGCAAACCAGCAGAGGAATTCAAAACATTTCTAAAGGACTTTGCAAACCATCTCGAGGCCAGATTAATAGGATTACTAGCCAGAGCGAAGTCAGCCGCAGCTACAGGGACATCTACTTCTCCTGGTTTTAGAATTGTGCTTTTCGCTTCTCTTCCAGTGAAAGACAATAAGAGTTTGGCAAGCTCCTTGGGGTCTTTCAAAAGCTGTCCGCTAAGGACAGACAAGGTAGACGCTTGGCTTGCGTTTGATACCATATTGATTAGTCCCTCGCTGGCTATACCATTGAACATAGAGTACAAAGTAAATAAGGACCCTGCATCTAGCACGATTCCTAGTTCCTTGAGAATTGTTTCGGTCATGTCTTTATTTAAGAGCATAGCAATCACGTTTTCACTGATGAGGTAATTATATTCTCGAATTTTCACTAAAGTACTATTTTCATCACTATTTCTCTGTAAAAATAATTTATCTATGAAGTCTCTGTACTCTCTTTCATTCGACCTGATGTACTCCTTCAGGTCATCGTGGAACTTCTCACAGAATTTGTTGGAAATGCGTGCTAAGATAGACCTATCCTCAATTTCTTCCAATTTAGATTGCACCAGGGACTGATATTGGCTAGTTAAAGCAGAAACTTCCTTCTCAAGTAATGAAAAGGCATTGAAATTGTCTTTGTCTTCTTGGCTTACGAGTTCACCTACTTCTTTGTTCATGGGAGGAGACACTTTTGTGCTGAACGATGTTGTCTCCTTTACATCAATTGAGCCACTAATCGTCTTCAACTTGTCTAAAATGAGATAAGCGTATTTGCCAAAGGTACCTAAAATACTTTCCTGTTTCTTCGTCTCGACCGCACTTACCTTTTCTATTTTTTTGCTTATGTAGATGTTTGTAAGTTGCACTATGAATATGTAAACATCCAGGTCAGTTTCGACTTGTGCTTCTGCTTCTGCTTCTGCTTCTGCTTCCACTGGTACAGCTACTTGAATGTCTGTGAGAACTTGTGGCATCATCATGACAGCTTGGGCTTCGGGTAATTCTTGCTTTTCTTTTTCTTTTTCTTTTTCTTTTTCTACTTGTTGTGCTGGTTCGTCGTCGTCACTTAACCCTTGGATTTCTTCCATGGCACCATGTACTTCATTGAATGCGCTTTTTATCTGTCCAAAAATGAGACTCATCTTCTCTAACAAAAATGGAGGAACCCTCTCAATTACCTTGTTTTCGGCCAACCTGGTCTCGTCATGTTCCGGCAGCTGAACAGCGTCGTGAAATTCAATGTCTTCATCTTCCTCTTCTTCGACTGCTATATTATATTGCTTAGCGGCAGTGTCATACTGTTCCATTACACTAGGATGAACATAATTCCAGTAGTCGGTTGCAGTGTCATCCGCGCTTAATCCTAACTGTATTGCTTCTTTGTTTGAGTATTCTGCAGTCTCAACTTGAGTTGTCCAACCAGGGTCCCCACCTTTTTGGTTTCTTCTTCTGCGACCACCTCCATTAACTACTCTCCAGGTCAGTTCTTCTTCTTGTACTTGGGTCATTCTACTGTTCACGCATTCTATAATAATAGATAGCACACTTAACATTTCCTTGATTCCAATTGCGGCGTCAGTTTCACTTTGTTTGTCACTATTCATTCTAAGATTAACAAATTCAAGAAAGAAAAATATATTTCTTTCTCTACTGAATAGTGTTCTAACAATGGGGTCCGCGAGTTCCCCATTACCTCCAAAGGTAACCTTACGAGTCCTTTTTTTCTTATTTTTTGCAATTGCATGGCGTCTGGTTTTTTTCATATTATATGTATCACGATACATATAACACATATTATTTTTATAACTATTTCTCATATTCTTTTTTAAGTAGCATACATTAATCCAGCGTTGCCACCCACGAAGGTAACTACATTCACTCTCTCCTCAAACAAGATGAAATTGAAGTTGTAATCGTAAATTCTCCATGTTGGCTTGTTAATCCCAATTATGTCCCCTGACTCTGGGTCACAAACTGTTAACACTTGTGCCAAGGGGTCTAATTGAGGTATTACCGTGGTGAATTCGAATTCGACTTGGTTAAATCGATTCATATTCATGGCTCCTGATGGTTGCAAATCGTACTGTGATGAGTTCACCGAGAAATTGTAACAATACAATCCATCAGGAGCATTTCCAGCGGTTCTAACGTATTTCTCGATGTAGTTATACACTCCTGCTGGTTGAATATTCTCTCTGTATTGACCATCTAACAAGATACCAAGGCCCACTAAAATTTGTTGAATATTTTGCAAGCTAAAATCTTGTGATATCATGTATCCAGTGAGTGTGCCATCCGGGTTGACTCCAGGTCCAATATCAACTGTTGCAGGACCAAGAGGATTCCAGTTTGGTACAGGAGTGACTCCCATTGTATTTGCTTGCACTAAATCATTCGGCATGTAGTTGTAAGGCCAATTGGAATAATTCGACCATTCATTTCTTAAATTCACATCGCTTCGCTGCATATACCACATCCAGCTGGAAACTAATCCAAGGGAATCTAATTGGATTTTATTTGGTCCTGTGACATTGTAGAAGATGTTCTCATGAACTTGCTTAAATAAATACTTTTGCTCATTCTTGGCGAACAATTTCGCTTCATCATTAGAGAGAAAACAATAAGTACAGTTCAAGTTAATATCTGCGTTCCAGATTCCTCTCGTGTCTATATAAGAATTCACACCGAGTTCCACGTCAGGTGGCGGTTGCAAAAACCGGTACATTTGCTGATAATACTGATTAAAGTTAGGAGCAATGTAAGGAAAATTATTCGTATAGTCGAACACATCACGTATTCTAAATAATTCATTAATTGGTCGAAAAGTTACGGTAATATGTAATTCATTGTACTGCAAAGCGACTAAAGGGAAGGCTTGTTGGGTTTTCAAGCCGAACCAAGAATTCAATGGAATATATAAAATTCGCCCTCTTATCGATGGCTCTGGTCCTGCTGGACTGGTCGTATAAAAGGCGTTTGGATACGCGTTCACATGGGAACCAGCGTTTGCAGGGTCGTTTAACTCAGGCACATTTCCAGTCATGTTATCGAACAATGTTTTCTTGTCTGTATTAAAATCGCGCTGCATGGCGGCTAACAAGTACTGCCCCGAGTACTGTTGAAGGGTTTGATTCCCGCATGTAATAAGTATTTCCGTAATCATTTGAGCGCCAATATTATCAATCCACTTGAATTCGTAAGGTGCCCAATCGGTGTAAAAAGTGGACCCATCTGGATTCGTCACGAGTTGCGGAGGCAAAATTCCCGACCAGATGTTAGGTAACTCAACGCTTAAGTAACAGTCCATGAGCAAATCGGCATATCTAGGTATTTTAAAAGTGAAGGAAGATTCTTCCGTTAAACGCAGTGTCTTCGCACCTTCAAAGTCGACCCGAAATTTTTGTAGACCAAAGTTTGTATACTTTTGAAATGTTGTTTTCCAGAATGTTTTCGATGGGTTGCCATTTAATATGACATTTTGCTGGCCCTCTGAAACTAAATTCATTAATCCACCTGCCATTGTCTTAAGATATATATTATATATTAATATATATATACTTATTTTAAATCAATTGTATCCATCATAATATAATTTAATTATTTCTATTAGTTCTTTGTTTTCTTCCGTTTGTACTCTTTCTATTTGTCTCTCTATCTCTTTTTTTACAAGAGGTAAACGAGTATACATCATTGGATTTACATATTTGTTATCTTTATTTTTATACTTATCAGGATTAAAACGAATAAAAACAAATTTGCCTGAATGAATCATGTACAAATCGTCATATCTGAGTTCTTCATCTTCTTTATTGTAACTTTTATGTT